CAGGCGTAGAGCTTCCGAATGTTACATATCGTGTAATCTCAATGGGTTTAAATGAACCATCTTCAAAAGTTCCTGATACTGCCTCTTCTTTGATAAAGACATTTGCCGAAAGACTTCCGCCTCTAAACTCCAATACTTCTTTGTTCACATAGACCACTCCGTTGCTTACCGTGTTCCCCGTGATTTCACAGCCCGAAATAATTACCATATCACCAGCCAAATTCCCAAGCGTGTTAAGGATATGGAAAGAACTTTGCAGAAAATCTAGATTATTGGTATCCAGCGGAAACCCTCCTGTTTGTTTGTATCTTACTATATTCATGTTAATATTCTTGTATTTTATAGCGTTTTGAAGCCAGTTTATAAAAATCTATTAAGTATTTCATCTCAAATTCATTATACTGCAGTCCTCTCGGAACCAGTACGATAAAATCAACTCCTGTATCGCCATAATCAGCTCTTTCATAGAGATAAATTCTACCCAAAAACTTCGGTTTTTGCTCCCCTCTGGTATAGATATACTGCCGCTGAAACCTGTTCCCATCTGTTATCTTTATCCGCCTTTGACTGATGTCAAACTTATCGTTGAGTGCCGCGCGGAGGTAGCACACCTGCCCATTGTGAGCGAGGTTGTAGAGATTGGCATTTCGGTTTATATTAAAATCATCAGCAACTTTGATAAGTGGATAATGAAGCGCCCGAAGCCATGCCGATAGCTTTTCCCTACGGAGGAAAGTCGGGGTTAAAAGGCTTGTCAATTTTGGAATGTCCAGATTAAACCACATATTCAATGTTGTTAAAGTTTTCTATTTTAAAATACCCACTTACAGGGATTTTCTTTACTTCTATGGTCTCGTAACCGCCATAATCATTTACTCCTGCATCTATCCATTTACTTTCAGCGAGTATGATATGCGGAATTCTTACGCCCTCTACCTGCTGGAGAGCATCCACCAAGTGTGCGAGGACTAATTCTCCATCAAATGGTAAATTCTTCAAATACTCCTTAATCGCATCTTCTACAGGTTTTTTACCCGTTATGATGCTTTGTCCGTTTTCATCCAAAACCAATGGGTCTCGGTAGATTTTCATCTGTAATTTCAAGACATCAGGCAGGTAGTTGATGACCGTAATTCTTACCCCTGCATCTTTGATTTCGTTCATGTAAGCATCAAAAGAGGCTTTTTGTCCAATAGTGATAGGCTGAAGTTCTCCACCCTGTTCGGTTGCAATCTTGACAATCAATCGGCTCTCTGTATCTGCTTCAGTTACCGCAGAATATTTGACAATTTTGGAAGCCGAAATTTGGTCTTCAGTAAATCCTTGATTATTGAATTTATCGGTATCTGTAATGAGGTCAAAACCATACTGAAAGGCTAATGCCTTGTTTCTATACCAGCGTGCAGTGTGTGGCTTTAGTTGAGTTAAAGCATCTAAAACCTCCGCTTTGTGCTGGTCAAATATCTGCTCCAAAGTGTAAATCACAAATGCTGTGATGTACGCCCAAAGCCTCCATATTGCCACCTTGCTGGTCGATGTCAGCCCTGCAAGAGCTGGTTCTGACTCTTTGGCTTTAATTATCTCGTTGTTGATTTGTTCTATACTTCGTGCCATTTTCTAACTTACTTTAAAATCTGTTTGAATAACCCAATATCCTATACCTTCTAATCTTTCCTCCTCTGGAAGCATTATTACTGCTGTGGCAGGATTGCTCTTATATGATGCCATACTGAGCAATACCAATTTGTTGTTTGGTAAATCTAATGGGTAATTGACGAGGGTTCCTGCTTTCACATTTTCTGTGATAGAGGATTTATTTTCTTGTGCCAATCTGTAAGCGTGTGCGGAGGTTCCATATAAAATATTGGATATATCCAGCCAGCTTTGATTTTCATATACTCTATATTGTGTTATATTGTCCATTGAGCTGTAGTCCTTTTTCTGTTATTTTTAAAGCTTCTATATGGAAGTTGTCAGCCTCTAATTGCACTCTTATTCTTCGGTCTAAAAATCGGTCTATATTCCCATGTTTGGACGACATAATATCACATCCTGTTTCGGGGTGTTCTTTCCATTCACCCTGTCCACTCAGCAGGAGCATTTCTACAGACTGATTTTCAGCATTGCCTATCTCAAAATCACCATTATTATCTATCTGTAATTCAAAATCTTTTATCAAAACATCTTTCATTACTCAACTTTTTGAACATTTACAGGGCCGTGTGTGCAGGTGGCCGTGATAGTGATTTGTTTTATTTCTTCAATTACAGCACTTGCTATCTTTTCACACACTTTATCTAGAAAATCTTCTGCGTTCTCATTGTCTGCTTCAGACATCCACGCTTTTTTAATTTTCCCCTTTAATCTGTCTTTATTTAGTGCCATTTAATTCTCTTTTAAAAGCTTTTTAAATCGGTTTTCTATCTCTTTGAATTTTGGCTGATTGATAAGCTTTGTTGTAGGTCCTCCTGAAACAGTTAAAAATTTCATTTTCTGGATTTCCTGCAATAGGTCGGTCATCAACTTTGCCAAGGTTTCGTTTTCTTTTTTAAGTAGGAAACCCTCTGTATCTATCTTGAACTCTGTTTTTTCAATCTTAATTTGAAACTGCTTTATTTCAGAGTGATTGACTACTACTGCAGTCTCTTTGGTCACAAACACACAGGCTACTAAACTGCCTATTTTAGGCTCTACAAAAACACCATTTTCTGCCACTTGTAGATAAGCGTCTAAAATCTGCGATGAACCATCTAACGGCTGTAAATCTGCCGTTTGATTTTCTATGTCTACCGATGTTACTTCGCAGATTTTGGCGTAAATTTCATCGCCTGTTTCGGTTAATTTTTGTAAAAGTTCTTTCATTGCTCGTTAATCGTTAGCGGTTGCCCCAGTTCTATTTTCTGGCGGTAGCCATTCATCCCAAAATCTATCTCTATTTTCTTTACTAGATAAACTCCGCTGTTTCCATCTGATGCATGGATTTCGACCATATCACACTTACTGACTTCGGGCTGTCCAAAGGTTTCAAATGAACCTTTAAACCCACTTTGCTTATATCGTTCCACTGCTTGGATAGCGTATTTTTTTAATTCAGCTTCAGTGAGCCCATCCATTCTTATTTTTATCAAGTCGCCGTCTTTGTCTCCATATTCATAGGTTACTTTTTTCTTTTTTCCATTAAAACTCTGCGCTTCACATCTTACCCGTATGTCTTCTTTATCTCTGTATTCAAAATCTTCATCAATAATGTTTTTACCATGTATAAATTTTACTTTCTTTCGATTGTCCAAAGGATAGGCTAAACCTATATACAGCACGCTTTCCTTGTTGATTGTCCGAAAGTAGGAAGACAGCATCATTTTTTCTTTCAGCTCCTGTAGTTCTTCCGAAGCATGGGTCTTGGTAAGCCTCCAGTTTCCCACTTTTATATTTTTATCCATAAGCTGAAACTTGATATTAGTTCCCTCCAATAGATAAGACACAATCTCATGCAGAGAGGCGTTTTTAAAAGCCTTTGGTTTTACCTTGTGAGACTTTAAGATAAACATACCATCTTCGCATTTTATGGTTATTGGTACTTTTGCATCTACCGAGCGGATAAATCCTGTAAATCGTGTTTCTAAATTATCATCATATCCAAGTCTGATGGTTATTTTATCCCCTCTTTTGATTGGAGGTTTTCCGTTCTTGGAAACAGCTTCCTGCCACTTTATTTTTTTAGGGAGCTGAATTTCACAAGTGTCGGTAAGAGTAGATACATCTTCTACAATCTTGCAGTCTGCAACGGCATTAAACTTCCAAGTTTTATCGCCCTCGATGATGATTTCACTACACAACTTTAACATCGTTTTCTTCTTTTAGTCTAATTTCGTACGGCTCATCAGAGAGCATTTGAATATTTATACTTTGTCTGTTGGAGTGGGTTTCTTGTTGTAGGTCAAAAGATTTTACCACTGCTGATTTTATCCCAAAAATCTCCAAGAAATCACTCTGAACCTCTAATGTTTCGGGAAGGCAGAGTATGTTTTTCAGCTCTGCAACTGCATCTATCGGATAGTCAATATTATGCTCTCCATCCTGGTCGATGGTGTAATTACTTATCCCTGCATCTATGGTAATGTTATAATCACCATCACTGATATACTCTTTTATCGTCCCATTGCGTCCCTGTAAAGCTGTGGTAACGATGTTTTTTTCCATATTAAGAGAAATCAGGCACTCGTTAAATACAAACTCTTTCCCTCCATGCTTTAATGCTAGTGAGGTCAGCCAAGTTCTCCCTTCTAATTCTCCTAAGTCCAATAGTTCTGGATTTCCCTCTTCTCCTATATTTTGAGATATTTTAAAAGGCTCTGCTGTCCTCATTCCAAAACGAAAGGCTAGATTTAAAGCCACTCCTTTGGCTAAATGCTCTGCATTTGGGGTAAATACATTTATCATGCTCTTATAGTTTATGCGGTTGTAGCGTTTCGGTCTGCACCTGCAAAATCTGCTACCGCAGTACCGAATATTTCTTTAATCGCTTGTAAAATTTGCTCTTTACTTTCTCCGACAGTCCCTTTTTGAGTGTAGATATTGAGATTTTCCACCATTTTACCAACTGTAAGACTGCGAACCTTGTTCCCACTTTCTCCGTCTTCTTTCTCGCTTTTTTCCTTTTTCTTCTTTGTTTTTTTGGCTGCCACTCCTCCAATAGTAGGAGTAGAAAGTCCAGAGCCTTTACTGACATCAAAAATGTTCTTGTGGGAGTTATCATCTACTATTTTGACCTCTTGTGGATCATCTTTACTTTTTTTCTTGTCTTTATCAAAACTTTCTCCTCCTGCTTTTTCTCCTTTTTTGTATTCTTCTTTTATGCTTACTGTGCCTTCTTCAGAAAAAATACTATTCCAAAGCCCTTTAACTGTATCTGTTACAGCTTTGATTTTTTCTGAAATAGCATCAAAGAATCCTGAGAGCCAATCCCAAATTTCACTAAACGCTCTATAAATAGGGTCTATAATAGTAGATTGTATCCATCCCGCGAACTCAGAGAAGGTGCTTTTTATCCAATTCCAAACACTGGAAACCAATTGTACTATCCAGTTGAACACAGTTTTTACAGTGTTCCAAATCATCATAAAAGCGTTTTTGTAAACATTGTAAATGAAACTTGCTATAGGTTTTATAACACTATTCCAAGCCCATGTAATCGTGTTTGTAATGTTTTTCCATACTGTTTTTACAATCTCCCAAATAGTCAAAAAAGTGTTTTTATAGAGATTGAAAATAAACATACCTACAGGTTTCAAAACAAGAGTCCACACTCTGCCTGCATATACACCGATATTGTGAAAAATAGCTTTTCCCGCATAGCCTATTCCAAAGAGTATCTCTCTAAATCTTCTACTATGTTCCCAAAGGTATTTTAGTGCTATAATAATCGCTGTAATCCCCGCTATTATCCATCCGATAACAGGAATATTCATAATAGCAACAGAAAAAGCTCTTGTCCCCATAGCTGCACCTACTGCTGAATTTCTCACTGAGTTTAAAGACGCAGCAAAACCTTTATTGGCAACACTTCCTATTCCTGTCCATAGCGCTAAGGCTTTTGAACGAATGAGTGTTATTCCAGATTGGATATTATCTTTTGCTTTGGCAATACTTAATGCATTGAAGGTGGAAATTAGAATATGTCCATAGTATGCTAGTTTTCCAGCAGACTCTATTGCAGAAAACCCCATATTAACCAATGGAGTAAAACTTTCCATGACATTAAAGGCAGATATTTTCAAGTCATCAAACCATGCTTTAGTTCTGGCTACCTTTTCATTGTAGCCACCCATGATTACCTCTGCTTGCTCTACCGCTGAATTGGTCCCTACAATAGCCTTAGTCATAGCTTCCGCATCATCAGCAGTGTTTATCATAGCAATAGCAGCCGCCATATTCTCCTTACCAAATACTTTGGTCATAAGCGCGGTATCTCCCTGTATTTTTCTAAGAGTTTTTAACCGCTCATGCAGAGGTATTGAACTGTCTGCTAGATAATCTACTGAAATACCAGCCTGCTGAAGTCCTTCCGCTGCTAACTTAGAAGTAAACCTACCTTCTGATAATGTTGTAAGGACATTTCGTAGCGCTACACCGCCCTCACTTCCTTTTTTACCTGCTTGGTCTAAAAGCTGGATATAAGCGTTAGTTTCAGCAAAAGACAAGCCTGTAGTTTTCGCCACCATTCCGACCTGTTCTAATGCTTGTTTGATTTGTGGAAGTTCTGCAGACCCCTGTTGTGCAGCTGCGGACATCACATTCATCATATCGCCCATGATTTTAGCTGCTGCAATCGGATCATCCATGCTTACCCCAAACTGATTGAGTGAGGTGTTAAGGACTTCTGTGGCTGCTACCGTATCTCCACCCATCTGCTTGGATAGAATATTAGCGTTGTCCCCCATCATCTTCATCGCTTCTGCATTAGTCGCAATCTCTGGAGATAATTGAGAAAGCATCATTTTATAAGCCTCTACATTATCTATAGCACTCGTTCCGAAGGTTTTTGCTGTATCTCTCGCTGCCTTTTCAATCGCTTTTAATCCATCTCCTGTAACTCCTGTGATGGCAGAAAGCTCCATCATGTTGGCATTTAGATTTCTGCCAGGTTCGATGAGGCTTTCAAAATCTTGTCTAAAAGAAGAAAGCCCTTGTAACCCTTGACTAAATGCCAAAAAAGATTTAAAACAATCTCCGAAACTTTTAGTTGCATTCTTCGTACTCTCGTCTAATCTCTCAATCTCACGAGTTACCGAGCCGATGACATCGTCACCTACAACTTTTAAATTTACTTGATATGTTACATTATTTGACATTTTTTTACTATCTTTGTTATGTAAATTTTAACAATGAAAAGACTTTTTAAATCTTTGCTTATTATAGCGGTTGTGTTTTTTTTCTTAGGGGTTTTACCTGTAATTTATCCGCCAGCTTTTTTTATTGTGGTTCCTGTTGCGGCTTTACTTTTTTATCTAGGATTAAATATCGATAGTTGTAGCAAAAGAGATAATGACTAATCCCCACCAAACAAAGCCTTAAATAATTCGGCTTGGTTCTGTAGTCGCCATTCTTCCAGCCACATGGCTTGGGCGTATAATTTACCCCATTCACTTATTTGTAGTGTTTCTGGCTCTACATTAAAGTTTGACCTTATAAGAGCATCTCCCTTGAACCTTTCGTGTTCTGACTGCTCGCTTTCTAGCGAGCTTATAAGTTTTTTGCTTCAGAGCTGGTTTTCTGCACTCTTTCCATCAAAGCACTTACCGCCTTGATTTTAAGCATATCCCTGCCTTCTATTTCTTCATCGGCCTTTACAATACAGTTGTCATAAGCTGACCTTAATCCTTTCATTTCATCAGATTTAGATATTTTATGTATCGCTTCCAAATCCTTAAAGGTAGGCTCTCTGAATATAGCTTGATGAGTGTTTCCTTCATAAGTCACATTAACCAGTACTAATGCTCCTCTTTCTGCTTTGAGGTTTTCTATTTGAGCGGTATCAAGTCCGCAGATAAGTTCTTTGTCCATTTTCTTGTTTTTATAATGTGAGCAGTAGTGTTTTCCAACTGCTCACAGTGGTTGTTTTATTTTGATTTATCTACAATATGAGAAACTATAAGTTCCATTTCTATAGGTTTGCTCATGTCTCCTTCTTTCCAGTCAAACTCTGTTTTTTTGAATTCACAATTCTTCAAAACATGTACTACCATAGGTCCAGCATCTGGCTGATAGCTTACTGTAATGGGAAATGGAGCAATTCTATGAAGCTGTCCTTTTGGAGCTTTTGATTTCAGAGCGAATACTGTCCCCGAAAGCAGTGTAATAGAAGCGGTGGTTTTCACTCTGCCGTATCCACGAGATATAGGGTATCTCCCTGCTGCATAGATGTCCTCTTTTTCCATTTCTTCGCTGTATTTGATAGCGGTAATCCCTGTAACAGGAACGCCTCCAATAGTAGCGGTAATGTCTGCCCAGCCGTACTCTCTTCCGTTAATCAGCGGTTCTAATTCTACCATTTTTAATCTTTTTTAAGGGTTAAACCTATTTTTACCTCAATTTTTCTCAGTGTTCCCACAGGAACAATTTTTACAATCACTTCTAATTTAGAAGTTCTCAGCACTTGCTGGTTTGGATTGATATAAGCTTCATACCCACTTATTTCTCCGTTCCTTTTCATTTCATCAAGAACATCATCACAAAGAGCTTCCAAGGCAGCAACTCCTGATGCCTCTAGTAGTCCTGTATCGGGATCTATATAAGCAGGTCCAGATACTTTCTTAATCAGCACCTTGTTAATTCCCCTAATGGCTTTATCAATGGTTCTGTTGTTTTCGATATAAGCAAAATCACTCTCTAAACTAGTAGCTGTAAAACTATCATTAAGGAAAGTTCCTGCTATTCCTGTATGCTTTACTCCGAAGATGTAGCCTTTATCGTTAATAGCTTCCAGTTGTTGTGGAGTATAGTTTCCTATGGCTGAACCATCACAAAAACAGATACTATCCAGTTCTCTTGTTTTTTCTACACCTCCTGTAAGAGCTTTGACATAAGCTGTGGAAACTAAATTCTGTTTTTCTACCCATGCAATACTCTCGCTTACTTTGGATTTTGATAAAGCACCTAATACAGCGCCAATACAAGAAATAGAAGCGTTGGTTTGGGATAAATAAGCGCCTCTCCCTCCGCCGTCTTGACCGATAACCACACTTACCCTTTCAGCATTCAATGTATGCAGGTCTGGCAGTTTAGTCATGTCTTCCGCGGTTATTTTTACTGAAAGAAGCAAACTCAAAGGGATATTTAATTCTCCTAATTCTGAAGCAATCTGATTAAGTTTGCTCACTGAATTTGAAAGGGTATTTAATTCCCTTTTAAAATCACAAACTGCAATCTGTCTGATGTTCCCTTCTGCGAAGTTCTGCATGACCTTTACTTCTGTATAATTGCCATCACTCTCTGCCACTGACTGAACATATAGTTTGGCTCCCTCATTCACTCGGAAGAACTCCGAAACATGGTAATGGAGCACAGGATGTGTAGTAGCTGTAACACCTGCTTTATCTAATTCACTGACAGATAATATCAAGCGCTTGTCTGTGGCTGTTTCTCCATAGACAATGATTCCAGAGATGAAGTCTGTGCCTTCTTGTCTTCTGCCAAGTCCGCCGTTTTCTCTAATAAATTTTACTCCGTTCATTTTTACTGAGTTATTTGGTTTTTAAGTTCTGTAAGAGCCTTTATAAGGTGTTCTGCATTTGGTTTTTCTGCAAGTTCTACTTTGAAGTAGGTTGCTAGTGACTTCATTTCGTTGAAGTTTTTAGGAATCAGCTCTAACTCTTTTAATTCTGATATTTTTTGCTCTCTTGTATCACCTTGTTCATCAGCAGTGTTATCTACTGCTTCTGCTGTCTTCTCCCTTTTTGGAGTAACTTTTTCTACTGTTTTATCTTCAAGAGTAGATGCGTAGTTTACTGCATCATGTTCCAGGAAGAAAAAATGACCATCTGCAGTTTTATATGCTACATCTAGCTTTGGATTATCTATAAATACTTGTTCCATTATTTTTTACTTTAAAGTTTAGATTTAATAAATAGAGGAGCCACACCAACGATAATAAATAGTAATAAACTGAGTGCTCCAAACCACATAAGGGCTGAATGATACCACTTAAAGGGTTTTTCTATATAAATGGGAATCTTTTGGCTCTCATGCTCCTTTACATACTTATCGTATAGTTTAAGAGCTAATTTTTCGGCCTCTGCCTTGCAGTCTATTGTAAGTTTGTTCCCACTTAGTGTTACCTCTGGAGGCTGTAATATCCTGCCTTTTGGTGGGTTTTTATAAATGGTTCTAATCTTAGGAGTTCCTCCCTCTGGACAGTCTATCATGACCTCAGTCCTTACGCTGTCCCTCTGAGTTACTACCACGGTGTCTCTTACGAGGGTTTCCTTGGTAATGGTCTTCGTGTTCTCTATGATTAGCGGTTCTGCAGGCTTCCTGCTTCCGCAGGAAACCGCAAAAACCAATGCTAAACAGATAGATATGATTTTTAAATATGTACCTTTCATTGTTATAAATGTTCGTATTCTGTTTTTGCATTAAAACTTGGGCAAGCTTTTTTTACCTCTGGAAAATCCCTGTGCCCTTGAATAATTGCCCTTGGAAACTGCTTTTTTAACTTTTTAAGCAAATCAAACAATGCCTTTTTTTGGGCTGGTGTCCTGTTGTCAATAGGTCTGTTCTTACTATCTACACCTCCGATGTAGGAGATGTTGATACTTACCGAATTAAACCCTTTGACTCCATTAGACACTTTCTCTATCTCCAATAGTTGGACTACCTCTCCATTTGGTTTTATAATAAAGTGATAGCCGGGCATCTTCCAGCCTAAATGAGCTTTCCAATAATGCTTAATGCTCTCTACAGATGTCGTCTGTGGCGTTGCCGTACAATGCACGGCTAAATACTTTATTTCTCTCATTATTATTGGTTTTAACCTACACTAATGCAGCAACATATTTCTTCCCTAGAGGCACCGCAATAAAATAGTGTCGATAGTTAAGAAGGTTTGCTTGGTTCTCTGGACTTTTACCTGCTTCAGAGAAATACTGTTTAGTAAGTCCTGTTTTCTTTCTGACATTGTCTACTACGAAACATACAGAAGCAGGTTTATCACCACTTGCCGGTACTGATCCGAAAGGTTTTTTGGTCGTTCCTGTATAATGAGGACTCGCGATGTACTTCTTGATTTCAAAGCCAGCGATTACAGGAGAAAGCTCTCCATTTTTATAATTGATAAGCTGATCACCGAAATTCTTTCTGTCCTTTAAAAGAGCATTCCAATGCTTGTTGCAAAGCACCAATCTTCGTCCCTCTTCTGGCCATTCAAGTTCATCACATTTGTCTTTCAACGCTACCAAATCCTCGTAGGTACACTCCGCTCCTGCTAGCTGTAATACAGGTGTTTTTGCTGCGTCAGTATCAGGAGCTAGGGCGTGAAGGGCTTTCTTGTATTTCTTTGCATTGATAGAGTTGGTGTGTGATTTAGTCACTGCATCTATCTTGTCATAAGAAGCCCCAATAATCTGGTCATCCGTTACTTTTGTAGCTTTAGTTTGGTATTTGTCCAACTTCACAATTACCGTGTCATCAGTGAAATCCTGCACCGCGATAGGGTAAGTTTGGTTGTTGATCAAAACTTCGGGATTAAACTCAGAAGTAGGAATATGAATGATATTCTCTTCTCCCATTTCGCTTACATCTCCGTCTAATTCGCTGACTCCATCCAAGAAGTCTGCTGTTGCTCCGTTTTCAAGGGTTTGTCTTACTCGACTTTCCCATATTTCTGGAAAATTCTTTGGCATTTCTTTCTTTTTTTTAAATGATTAAACAATAATTAAAAGGTTTTTAAAAGCTCTTTATAAGCATCTGGGTTTGCTGCTTTAAAAGCAAGTTGTTCGTCAAGGCTCAATTTTTGGAAATCCTCCATTGTAGCCACAGCGCTAGTTCCTGCTGGTGTCTTTACTCCTGCACTGAAATTTTGTTTTGCTGGCAAGGAGTCTAAGGTTGATTTAGCTAAATCAAAATTCTGTGCTGCAAGGTCAGCAAAAGTTTGGCGCTTGTCTGCTGTGATTTTCCCACAAGCAACAGCTTCGTCCAGCATCTTGTTCGTTGCTGTGAGTTTGGCTTCTTTTTCTTTCTCTACAAAAGCATTTACTTTTTCCTCTGATAAAGCTAATTGTGCTTTTAGATTGTTTTTCTCCTCCTGCAGTTTCAACACTGCTGTATTGATCTGCTCTTGCTCCGCCTCTTCTGTCTGGCCATCAAATCCCAATGCGATAAAGGCTAATTGTGACAATTTTAATTTCATTTTATTATTAAATTTAGGTTTAAAATCTTCTTGATTCTGTGCTATTGAAAGACACAGGGCTATTATATCGGTTTCAGAAATTTCTTCTCCGTCCATCATTAGTCTTAATGCTCCAGCATTGCTTGGAATAGCAACAATAGAAGCCTCGTGCAGACTACATTTTTCTAAAACCAGCTCTCCATCTTGATAGGAGAAATCCTTTTTGCTGAAAGAAATCCCCATACTAGCACCTTTGATTATTCCTCTTTCTACTTTTCCTGCTATAGTTTTAGCGTTTTCATCCTCCATATCAAAGTCCGTATCAGCAGAAAGTTTTCCGTTTTCTGCCTTTATCTCTGTCCATTTTCCGATGACAGAAAGATTGGAGGGATTATGTCCATCAAGCATTACAGGATTAGCCTCAAATCTTTTAAGGTCTATCCCTGCTGTTTTAATCTTGAACCCATAGGAGTTCGTTACATTTTCATCATTAAGTATGAATCTTGGCATTTTTATTTGAGTTTTAACGAGGCAAATTTGGGGGCTTTATCTATGAAAAAAAAGAAGTTGTCTGATGAGTAAACAACTCTGTATAAACAAAATACGAATGTGTCCAACCTTTGGACTTTTCTTTTTTTCAGCAGAGAAATAGAGGGAATTTTGCGTGTAAAAACATTAAAATATGGCGACAAAAAAAGACAGCATAAGACTTAAAGCAGAAGCTTACTATATAGAAAACATGGAAGCCTCGCAAAAGGAGGTTGCTACCCTTTATAAAGTTACAGAGCTGACCGTAAGCCGCTGGGTTCAAAAATATAACTGGGAGGAAAAACGCATGAATTTTCATGCTTCCCCTACTGTAATCAAACAGAAACTCCAGCAGGAGACCCTACGTATTATTAACGGCGGGGTTCCCACCTTCTCTGCAACGGGTGTAGAAAAACTTATGAAAGCCTTAGACCGTTGTGACAAGCAGGCAGACCCCGTGGTAGTGCATCGTATTTTAAAAGACCTGGATAACTTTATTTCAGAGGTAGACCCAGCCTTTGCTGCGCAATGTACACAGTATCACAAGCAATTCCTTCAACACCGTATAAGTATAGAAATCAATGGATAAAAAATACATCAAACTCTTACAGGATTACGACAAGCACTGCCTTCGTATCGCCAAGGCAACCTCTATCAATATCCATGAAAGCGCCAAAGAAAAAACAGACAGAATAAAGAAATTAGAGAAGGACTATATCGGCTGGTTTGAGTATTATTTTCCGAATTATGCAAAAAAGAAATCAGCTTGGTTTCATGCTAAATTAGCAAAGATTGTCATCAAGAATAAACGACTGAGGCTACTAGCAGAGATGTTCCGTTCAGCGGGTAAATCCGTGCATATTGATATGGGAATACCACTCTATCTTTATTTAGTCAAAGAAGAACTCCGTTTTATGCTCTTGGTGGGAGAAACAGAAATCAAAGCTAAAAAACTACTTTCTTCTATCCAAGCGCAACTTCAGTTTAACAATAGATTTAAAAACGATTACGGAGATAAATTTTCTGCTGGAAACTGGGCTGATGGCGATTTTGCTACCACAGATGGTGTAAGGTTTATGTCTATTGGATTTGGACAGAACCCCAGAGGAGCGAGAGAGGAGGCAGACAGACCCGATTATATCGTAGTAGATGATGTAGACAGTAAGAAATCAGTCAATAATGACCGTATCATGCGAGAAAGTGTGGATTTCATCACTGAAGATATTTGGGGAACTTTTGATGCTGATGAAAACGCCATAGAACGATTTATCTATGCAAATAACAACTTTCATAAAAACTCTATCACTAACAGATTGAAGCTTTATTTTAAGGCAGTTATAGAAAACACAAGTATAGAGAATGAAGAGGGAGAAATTATCGATATGGGGAGCTTTGCAGAGGATAATACTCATTTTGAGGTGCTTTCGGTCTGTGCCGTTAAAGATTTGAAAACCTTTGAACCTGAATGGCCAGAGAAATCCTCTGCTTCATATTGGAAAAACAAGTTTCATAAAACACCTTACCGTTCTTTTATGCGGGAATATATGCATACCCATATCGAAGACGGAGCCATATTCAAATATGAAGATATACAGTATAAAAAAGCCCTCCCATTGAGAGAATACGATGATTTATGTTTTTATGGAGACCTTTCTTATAAAGAAAACGCCGATTACAAAGCGCTTATCTTGGTTGGCATGAAAGGTAAAGAATATCATATACTATTGGCTTACATGCAGCAAAAAAGCCGAGCCCATTGCGCCCAGTGGCTCTATGACCAATATGAGAAATTTGGACTTGATAAGTTCAATATCCGCTATATGATTGAGGGACTTTTTGCGATGGATGAATTTACCTCTGATTTTGATTTAGAAGGAGAGAAACGAGGTTACTATATCCCTGTAGTAGCAGACAAACGCTCTAAGTCTGATAAATACAGCAGGATAGAAAGCCTCTCGGGGTATTTTGAGCGGAAAAATGTCTTTTTTAATTCTGAACAGCATAACTCCGATATGCAGACCCTCATAGACCAGTTTCTAGCATTCGAGAAAGGAAGCCAAGCTCATGATGACGGACCAGATGCTGTGCATGGAGCATTCAAGTGGCTTTCCACGAGAGCAAGAAAAACATCTAATACTTATGCCTTTGGAGCAAGAGTCAATAATCATTATTAAACCTTTAAAACAATGTACGCAACCCCAGAAGATTTAAAAACAAATCTATACCAATACCAGACACAGCAGATATCAGAAGGAGATGAGGATATTATTTTAAGAGCTATTGCTGCCGCCGAAGAGGAGGTCAAATCTTACTTCTATACCAATGCTAAAAAAGAATATCTGGATGGAAGGCTACGCTATGATGTAGATAAGATTTTCTCCGCCACAGGAACAGAGAGAAATCCGCTTATTTTGAATATTGTAGTTAATGTAGCAGTGTGGCACTTTATCACTCTTGCTCACCCAGATATGCTCCATGACTGGGCAAAAGAACGCTACGATAGAGCTATTGAGTGGCTTAAAAAACTAAACAAAGGCGAAGTATCTCTCGGAAACCTCCCTCTTATTAAGGAGAGCGGGAACACCAACACCTCTAATTCCAACGAAGAGCCTTTTGTATTTGGTTCAAGAAGAAAATTTAATCATGAGTAATCCACTAAAAAAATGAAAAAGAAGAATACTAAAAATCATACTAACAAAGCAGGTGCTAATAGTCTACAACCTACACAGAACATCGTACCTAAAGCAATAGCCCGTACTCGTTCTGATGTATTGGTATGGAAAAACGCACTTTCTAATGCGGAAAATATAGATTATCCAAAGATGTTCCCTTACTATAATTTAGTAAAGGACATGAGCCTTGACGCTCACTTGACTTCACAAATTCAAAACAGAAAACTAAAGACTATTTCTGCTGATTTTGTGATTAAAAAAGCTAGTGGAGAAACCCATGAAGAACTAACGGATAAACTACAAAAATCCGTTTGGTTCAATACTATTATAGAGTATATTCTGGATAGTATTTATATGGGATATACCCTTATTGAGCTGAACCGAAAAGAGAATGAAGAACTATCAACAGGAGACCTCCCTACACCTCTGATTACTCTTGTGCCACGCCAAAATGTGATTCCACAAAAAGGAATTATTTTAAAAGACTATACCGATGAAAAAGGGCTTGATTACATTAACGCACCTGAATATGGTACTTGGCTATTAGATTTTGGAACTGTGGGAGATTTAGGGCTGATAAATAAAGCAATTCCGCATATCTTATTTTCAAGGTTTGCTCAGTCTTGCTGGTCGGAACTCTGCGAGATTTATGGTATTCCGCCCCGTGTGATGAAAACCAACACCAGAGACAGAGCTGCCCTTAATCGTGCTGAAAAAATGATGACTGATATGGGAGCGGCAGCGTGGTTTATTATTGATGAAAGCGAAACTTTTGAATGGGCAAGTAATGGGGTTCCCTCAACAGGAGAAGTTTATAACGGACTGATTAAACTATGCAGGGACAATATCTCCCTGCTTATCTCGGGGGCGATTATCGGGCAGGACACCAAATACGGAAGTAAAGGCAAAGAAGAAAGCTCACAGGAAGCCCTGCAAGATTTAGTAAACGCAGACCAGACCCTTGTAGAGCAGTATATGAACGAAAAGGTTTTGTCTGCCCTCTATGCCATTGGAGTTCTTCCCGAAGATGGTTTGATTTTTCAATACGACCAAGTGGAAGATTTGGGAGAACTATGGAAAAGAACCATTGACTTAATACCTTATAAAAATATCCCTGATGAATGGATAAAGGATAAATTTGGAGTAGAAGTACAAGGGGATAGAACAACCAACTCACAAAATTTAGGATTAGATTTTTTCGGATAAGCCCCAAACTATACTTTGGGGCGCTACATGATACCCTTTCTGGACAATATGCGCATTGTGATTGTGAAACATGCAGAAACGCTGGATATATACAGCTTTCAATGGACGAAGAGCCTATAAATGAACTTTTGAATATTACCCAAAAGGCTTTTGATGTTCTTTATTCTCGAAAAAGCTACAAACCTGATGATCTTATGAATGTTCCTGAGTTTCGGGCTGTTGTAGAGCATACCGCTGAGATTTTTTCTTCCGCTGTTCCGCACGAAGTACCACAGGAAATGAGAGATTATCTAGAGAAAGATGTTTTTATTTTTTCTGGACTGAAAACCCATACACAGCTCACTGAAGCGCGGAGTTATCTAAAAGATGAAAGCGGAAATATAGTTCCTTATGACAGGTTTGAGCAGAAGATTTTAAAACTCAATGAGCAGTACAACCGCCACTACTTAGAAGCTGAGTATCAGTTTGCAGTACATTCTGCCCAAAGTGCAGCAAACTGGGCTAATCTCCAAGAAAATACCAGCCGATACTGGCTGGAATACCGAACCGCAGGAGATGAACGAGTAAGAGCAAACCATGCTGTACTGAATGGAATCTGTCTGCCAAAGGATGATGATTTCTGGACGGAGTACTATCCACCTAACGGCTGGAGGTGTCGTTGTGTCGCTGTGGAAGTGCTGGCAAGAGAAAACACACTGAGTGACAGCAAAAAAGCAAAGGAATTAGGAGAGAAAGCAACCACTCATATTGCACCTAATGGAAAAAACAAACTTCAGATGTTCCGCTTTAATCCAGGTGCAGAAAAAAAAGTTTTTCCCCCTAACAACGCTTACAATAAAGTGGTAGGAGCAAAAAAAGTGCAGAAAAATATTGAAAGAGAGGTAAAAACAATACAACAATTTAAGATTAAGAATGAGGTAAAATCAATTAAAGATTTAAACCTTGTTTTTGATGGCTTTTCAAAAGTATATCCAGAATATTTTGTTAGAGACTTTAAAGAGATAAAAATAACAAAACAGAGAGGTGTAAATGGATTTACAGATATGAATGGTAATATAGCCTTAAAGCCTGAAGTAGTAAATTTATGTATATCTGGGCTTAATAATATACATAAAGGAATACCTACATCTTTTGAGCAAGAAAGAGCCATATCAACATTACATCATGAAATTTGGCACAATGCAAACAAGCATGGCAATGTTTATATGACTAAAGGACAAATTAAAACCATGGAGTTAGCTAATGAATTTATTGCAAGAAAAACACTTCCTGAGTTTATGGAAAAATTAGGAGGAAAACTATACAATGAAGAATTAACTAAACATAGGGATAATACAGGATATAATATGATGGTGGTTAATTATGATAAACTCATAAAATGGACAGAGGCTGATGAAAGTAAAGTAATAAGTTCTGTCAGAAAAAACCTTGTGGAAAACAAATATACAGAGCAAATCAATGGTTTAGTGGAAGCTGTTACAGAAAATAGTAAATACAATATCACTCCAAGAAATGTATTAACTTTAATTGAATATGCTCAAAAATTAAACAATGAAGAGTTTGATAATCTTTTGAATAACAACGAAAAAATAAAAACTATGGATAAATAGACTCTAATAAAGAGAGTAAATCATGAAGATTGTAATTTTCAGCAAAAGCAAATAACCCCGCAATACGCTCTTGCTCTTCTGAAAGATTATTTTCAAAAGAAACGAGGACAATAGGCAGGTTTAGTGCTTTTGATAAGTCCCTTTGTGTTGCTAATTTTAAATTAACTCCTTTATACATTGCTATTGTATTGAGTTACAAAGTTACAAATAAATTTTAAAACACCTTTAAAAATGATTTAAAAATGACTCCAAAAGATTTTTTAAAACAAACTCTTACTGATATAAAGGTAAAACTTGGTGAGGAGTTTGACCGAAATTTTGAGCGGAAAGCTTTTTTTGATGAAAAATGGCCAGCTACTAAATTAACCTATCATAGAGGCTCTCTGATGATGTGCACAGGAAGGCTTAGAAAATCACTACTCAGCCCCAAAGTAACCAGCAATGATATTATATGGAGTTCCTCTCTTCCTTATGCTGATATACACAACAATGGAGGAGAAATGCGAGTAACTCCGCAAATGCGC